ATGCTGCAAATGGAACACATTGGTTAGATTTAGCCGCAAGTAAATTTGGTATTTTTGAATGGAATGGTGCAGCAGCTTCTGTAACCGGTGGACAAAAATTTACAAATAAAGTTCCAAGAATTATTAATGCACTTAGTCAAGTCGACTTAGGCACCGGTGGTCCTGTAGCTAGTATTGGATCAATTGGCGATTACGCTATTGTAGCAGCAGACGGTACTGCGGATACACCTGCTCTAGCAACTACTCATCCGATGACTGTATGGTATAAGAGCAGAGGAAATTCAGAATACGGTATTAGTGCAGGTACTTGGGTAGAAGTAGGATCAGGTGATTGGGCAGCTTCTTGGCCAGTATTAACAGGAACAGAATCTAATCCTACGTTATCTAGCGGAACGATTAGAATTAATGGAGTTAATATTGTTTTTAGCGGAACTACTGTATCTCAACTAGCAACAGCAATTAATGCTGCTAATGTGGACGGTGTCAAAGCACTAATTACTAACGGAAAAGTAGAAATTACAAGTAATGCTGAGATAGGTTTAAATCCCGAAGACAGCAGTCAAAGTAATGCAATTAATATTCAATCAATTTCAGGAACTATTTTAACAGATATTGGTATTACTGCTGGAACTTACTATGCTCCTGAACTACAGATCAGTAAACATACTCAAGTTCCTGTTTGGAAATTATCTCCAGCAGCTGGTCAATCTGTACGCCCAACCGGAAGTGTGTGGATTAAGACAACAACACCAAATTTGGGAGCAGATTTAAAATTAAAACGTTATAATTCGGCAACAAGTTTATGGGAAATTGTATCAGCAGCGTTATATGCCAACGGACATTCAGCATTGTATGGTTTAGATAGTGCAGGCGGCGGCGCAAATTTAGCCGCAGGAACTTGCTACGTACAAACTAACTATACAGAAGATTTAGGAGCAGATGCTACTCCAACTAAAGCAAACTTTAAACTATTCCGTAGATCAGCTACAGGTTCTACTAGTATTAAAACTTCAAGTGTTGAAACAGGAACTTTTACTTCTGGTTCTAAAACTTTTACAATTTCAGAATCTGATGCAGGATCCGATATACTATCATCAATTAGTGTAACATGGACTGCTGCCGGTACAAGTGCAGATGCTGCAACACTTGCAGCAGCAATTAACGCAGCAGGGTTCGCTAACATCGAAGCAGAAGTCGATGTGTTGAACAAAGTTGTAATCAGTCACGCACAGGGCGGCGATTTTAGATTAGTTGATGTTACTGATAGTACACTAACACAAGCTGGATTTGTTGCCTATGTTTACGAGCCAAGTAGTCCTAGTTTTGGTACTGGTACTGCTAATCTACAAAGTGTACCAGCAGGCGATAGTGTTCACATTGGTGGTTTTATTGCAACGTTATGGCATCCGCTAGTTTATGTTGCAAACGTAGATGCACCAGGAAGTTTAACAGAAGACGGAACTCTATGGTATAATTCTGTAATTGACGAAGTCGATATTTTAATTCATGATGGTACCAGCTGGGTTGGATATAAATTTGGATCCGGCGGAAATCCTTATACAGGCACAGATGCAGCTGGTCCAATTGTCAGTGCTACTAAACCAGAAACACAAAGCGATGGGACCAGTGCTTTAGTAACAGGAGATCTTTGGATCGATACTAGCGATTTAGAAAATTTCCCAACTATCTACAAGTACAATGCTTCTATTCCTTCAGGAAACAAATGGGTACTAGTGGATACTAGCGATCAAACCAGTGAAGATGGTATTTTATTTGCAGATGCTCGATGGAGTGTAACAGGAGAGGATAGTGACACTGCATCGACTATTTCGGATCTATTAGTCAGCGAATACATAGATCCAGATGCTCCTGATCCTGCACTGTATCCAAGAGGTATGCTGCTATGGAATACACGTAGAAGCGGATTTAATGTAAAGAAATTTGTACGTGACTATATTGACACTACCGATACTAATGGAAGATTCGGTGATGAAGTAATGACTAGTTACTATCCGCACAGATGGGTAACTGAAAGTCCAAATCAAGCGGACGGTACTGCCAGTTTAGGACGTAAATCTCAACGTGCAGTAGTTGTCAGAGCACTTCAAGCTCTAGTAAACAGTAATCAACAAATTAGAGACGAAGAAAGCAGGGTGTTTAACTTAATCGCTTGTCCAGGATATCCTGAACTAATCGGTGAATTAATTACTCTAAATTATGATAGAGGACTTACAGCATTTGTAGTAGGCGACACACCTCCTAGATTGACTTCAGATGCTACGAGTCTATTAAGTTGGGCAAGCAATGAAAATGGTGCAACTGAAGATAATGATGTCGGAGCAGTTAGCTTTGACGAATATATGGCTATGTTTTACCCATGGGGCTTTACCAGCGATAACTTTGGAAACAATGTTGTTGTTCCACCAAGTCACATGATGCTAAGAACTATTGCTTTAAATGATCAAGTGGCTTATCCTTGGTTCGCACCAGCAGGTGTACGTAGAGGTGGCATTACTAATGCGACATCAGTTGGTTATGTAACTAGCGAAGGGGAATTCACTTCAGTTTCGCTTAACACCGGACAACGTGACACATTGTATTCACAAAAGATTAATCCTTTAACTTTCTTAACAGGTACAGGATTAGTTAACTATGGTCAAAAAACTAGATCAAGAAGCACTAGTGCATTAGACAGAATTAATGTAGCTCGATTAGTAGTTTATCTACGTAGACAGTTAAATGCGTTAGCCAAACCTTACATCTTTGAACCAAATGATAAGATTACCAGAGATGAAATTAAGGCAGCAGTTGAAAGCTTGATGTTAGAATTAGTAGGACAAAGAGCAATTTATGATTACATTGTTGTTTGCGATGAAAGCAATAATACTCCAAGCAGAATTGATCGTAACGAGCTGTATATCGATATTGCTATTGAACCGGTTAAGGCGATTGAATTCATTTATATTCCATTGCGTTTAAAGAATACTGGCGAAATCGCATCGTTAGGTTAAAATAAAAGGATTAAAATATGGCAATTTCATCATTATCAAAATTTACAGTTCCTCTAGCAAGCGATGCGTCTGCATCATCGCAAGGGATGTTGATGCCAAAACTAAAATATCGCTTTAGAGTGATGTTTGAAAATTTTGGTGTTTCTACTCCTACTACTGAACTAACTAAACAAGTACAAACTGCGGCTCGACCACAAGTACAGTTTGCAAACCAAGTAATTGAAATTTACAACAGTAAAATCAATTATGCAGGCAAGCACACATGGCAACCTATTGCAATTACATTACGTGATGATGTTAGTAATAATGTGCAAAAACTTGTTGGTGAACAATTACAGAAACAATTTGACTTTCTTGAGCAGAGTAGTGCAGCAAGTGCTATTGATTATAAGTTTAATCTGCGTCTTGAAATGTTAGACGGTGGTAACGGCGCCGACACCGTTACTGTTCTAGAAACTTGGGAATGTTATGGTTGTTACCTAACAACTGTAAACTATCAAAGTTTAGGCTACGGTGAACAAGGACCTGCTATGATCGATTTAACAATTCAACCAGACAACTGTGTACAAACACCACAAGGCACTGGAGTAGGCACTAATGTAGCAAGAGCACTAGGTGTATTAGCTACAGGCAGCGGAAGACGTTAATAAAAAAGCAGCTGAAAAGCTGCTTTTTTATGACTTTGTATTAACTACGTAGTTAATATTGTTCGATAAATAATTGTATGTCTAATAAAGCCTTACGTCAGTTTGTTAGTGGATTCTTCAATCCTAAGGGAAACCTTGGAGATTTTAGACACGCTGCTAGAACCTTTGTCGATGATAATTTTAGATTAGCACCTAAATCTAAATTTTTATTTCATGTGTTTTTTAAAATAAACACTAACGCTCTTAAAAGTTTAAACTTTAAATTCCAACATCAAAATGAAATAGGTATCCTAGTAAAATCAGCTGACTTACCAAAATTTACAATAAGTTCCGAAACTGCTAATCAATACAATAGAAAAAAAGTTGTTCAAACAAAAATTGATTATCAACCAGTTAGTATTAAATTTCACGATGACAACCTAGGCGTTACACGACAATTATGGGAAAACTATTTTAGTTATTATT